ATGGAGTTACCAGTTATGACTGTTTATCATTTGGTTCAGTCTTTACATTATGGTTGGATTGATCAGCTTTATCCCATGAACATTCCTCCTGGTGCTGATACTTCTGGAAAGCAGACCATTGTATTAGTTACTTCCATTACTGAACCGTTGGGCGGATATCGGAACGATCGATTTAGCAATATGCAAGCTAATATTCAAATTCAAATATTTTGGAAAAAAGAAACACAAGAAAATATTTTTAATGAAGAAGTTACTTTAATGAATAATTTGGAAAATCAGGATTGGCTGGTTAGCTCACATGAGCCTAACACTGTGGATCCAGATACCGATCAAATTACGGCAACTTTTTCAGTTTCTAAGACAATTACAATGAAGAAAGAAGGATTTTAAATGTCAACACATGGTATTAAAGATGTCACCTTTGGTTTAGTTGATGCTAATGGTAAATTACTGACTAGCGATGCAGGAGTAGGAACTAATGGTATCTATTTAGTTGATGGCGATGCTAAAGGTGCTACGACGGCCACAGTTTCTGGCTTGGAAGCCGAGGGTACTGTCGCCTATGCTAATGATGAAGCAAAACGAGTTTCAAATGGTCAGGCACAACCACAGGTCGCATTGGAATTCTTGGATATTGATTTTGACGAGTTGCAAAAACTCAAAGGATATATTCAGGATGCGGCTAATGGTGGTTGGACACGTCAATTGCCAAAGCCCCATGTAGCAATGTTGTTACATTTTCGTTCATACACGAATATTGATATGTACGAAGGCTTTGCTAATGGTCAACTAATTGAAACTGGTAGTTCTCATGCAACGGATAATAATGCTGAAACTGATGCCAATACGGCGTTAACTTACCAAGCATTAACACCGGCTGACAATACCATCTTCAACGGAGAACCGTACAAGATTTGGATGTCTCAAGATGCTGGCTTTGATAAAGCCAAAATGCTGGCTGAAGTCTTTGGTGGTTATTCAGCAACTACCGGTAGTAGCACGACTGGTTCAACAACTGGCGGTACAACACCAGGAAAATAGATCAAGGCGGGGGATATTCCCCGCATACATAATCAAATAAAATAAAGGAGCTTTGATCATGAAAATTAATATTACAAAATTAGGTTTACGTAAAAAGTCAGCTGAAGTTAAAACCACTGTGGGTGTTGTTGAGAAAGCCCAAAATTTACAAATTCAATTGTTGAAATCAGATGCAGTTGATTTTACTAATGATGACCCACTAGCAGTTTTGGAAGCGCAAAAGAAAATGGTTCAAGGATTATTGCAATTTATGATTGATATTTTTAAGTTGACTGATCAAGAAGTTGAAAAGATTAAATCAACTTTGGACTTCACCGACTTTCAAAATTTCATGGCCTATGTATTATTCCGGTTTCAAGGTATGAGTGATGAAGACTGGGAGACTGTCACCAAACAGCAAAGTGAGGAATCAGCTGACCCAAAAGAAAACAATTAAGATTAGCTAAATTAATCAATGATTTAAGCATATCCCAACAAGATATGCTTTTTTTTAAACAACAAATGATGAAGCAAGGAATCTTACCAGATGAGTTAAACCGACAAGATTACTTTGAATTTATGGCAGTCTTAAATGCTAAGGATAAGAAGAAACAAGTAACAGATCCGGTTGTCGAGTTATTAAATAAACGAAAGGGGACTGACTAATGGCTACTATTAATGATGTAATGAGTACTTCAATTCGCTTGGATGCAGTACAACCAGCACGGTCATTAAAGACTTTAACCAATTACATTAAAGCTACTACCAATGCATGGCGTTCTCAGGAGGTGGCCTTAAAATCTTCTGGAGATAAGCTAGATGCTTTAAAAACTAGGTATCAAGGAATATCAGAAGAAATTAAAGGTTATAACTTAAAAATTGATGAGTTGAAGCGTCGACAGTCAGGCCTCGATCAAACGACCAACCAAGGTTCAGAAAAATATGCCAAATATGCTAATCAGATTGCTAAAGCACAAGAGAAGATTGCTGGTTTAAATGATCAACAGTCTAAAGCGGAAAAGCAATTTGAATACCTTAATTCAGGACTATCTGGATTGCAGCGTAACTATCATAGCCTTAATCAAGTAACCAATTCTTATGTAGATGCCTTAAAGGCTCAGGGAAAGATTAACCAAGCGGGTCAAGTAAAGCTCAAGGGACTTAAAGAAGGCCTGAGTAGTTTATCCGATCAGTATAAATTGCAAAATGATGAACTTAATAAAAATTCACAGACTTATAGACAAGCCCAGTTAGCTTATGAAAAGCAACGAAATGTTGTTCATGAACTTGCCAATGATACCCACAAGAATGCAGATGAGTATGCCCAAGAAAAGGAAAAACTCAATCAATTAAAAGGTAGCTTGGACATTGCCAATGAAGCTTTTAACACCCAGAAAGTGCGAGTCAACAAAACAGCTGCTTCACTAGCTAACGTTCGTTCAGATGTGGTTAAATACGACTTACAAGTCGGTCACATGAGTGATGCCATGGCTCGAATGGGCGATAAAGCCAACATTGCTAAAGGTAAGGTTAAAAATGCGTTTGGATCAATTAAAGGGAGTTTACTAGGTGCTAGCGTAGCGATGGGGACATTGGGAGCAGCTGCATTTTCTGGCGCTAAAAAAGCAACTGAACTTCAAAATGTTTATAAAGTAAACCGGAACTTGTTAGTTACGGGTGGTGATAAGACTAAAACTGCCATTAAGACCGTCACCGAAATGCAAAAAGATGGGACTAAGTACGCTCTCAAATATGGGGTTAGTCAAAAAGAAATTGCTGATCAATACCAGGATTTAATCAAGCGTGGTCATACAGGTGCTGAATCATTAGCGGTTATGAAAACTGAACTACAAGCCAGTGTGGCTTCTGGTGATGACTTTAAAGATGTGGTTAAAGTATCAAGCCAGGCGATCGAAGCATTTGGCATGAAAACCAATAATACGGCAAAAATGATGCACAACACTAAACGTGTAGTTAATGCATTGGCCTATTCTGCTGATATGACTGCCACTGACTTCCACAGTCTAGGTAAAGGTATGGAATATGTAGGCGATTCAGCTAATAATGCGGGGTTTAGTATTGAGCAAACTTCTGCTGCTTTAGGTGAATTAAGTAACCACGGCTTGGAAGCTGATAAAGCCGGAACGGGTCTACGAAAAATTATTACTAGTTTAGCAGCACCAACTAATTCAGCTATGGGTGCTTTGAATGACATTGGGATTAAATCAACTAAAATATTCCAGACTGCCAATGGTAATTTCAAAACATTGCCTGCAATTTTTAAAATTATCGAAGAACATACTAAAAAACTTGGTGGAGCTGATACAGCACGCATATTTAAAACGATTTTTGGCCAAACTGGTATGCAAGCAGCTCAAATCTTAGCTAGATATAATGGTCAGTTGGCTGATTTAACCAACAATGTTTCTAAAGCAAGCAAAGCTGGGACTTACGTTCAAAGATTAGCTAACAAGAATGCACAAACTGCCCAAATGTCCCAGAAGCGATTCAAGCAAGCCTGGGATCAATTATCAATTATGTTTGGGTCTAAGTTACTGCCCTACATGACAAAAGCGGCTAATCAAATGACCAAGCTTTTTGGTGAAAAAGGATTTCAGAAAGATATTGGTAAAACGGCTACTTTAACTGCACATGTTGCAGGAGGAATTGCCAATATTGGTATTTTTGCTGTTAAGCATTATGAAGGTGTCAAACATTTCGGTGAAGCATTAGCTGCAATTTGGGCAGTTGGTAAAGTTTATAAATATTTCAAAATATTTAGTGATATTACCTCTGTCTTTGGCGGTCAAAAGCTAAAGGTGAACCGATTGACATCAGCATATGATGATCAGACACTAGCCATCGAACGTAACACTAAGGCTAAAGAAGCCAATGTGGATGCCGGAAATGGTACCAGTGCAATTGATGATATTGCTGATAACTCTGGTGGCGAAGGTAAGGTTGCCGAAGGTGCCGAAAAAGATGGCAAAACGGCCATCCACGATATAGATGATACAAGTAAAGTTGCCGAAGACTCCGGAAAAGTTGGCCGATTAGCTAAATTAGCTGGTAAGTTTAAAGGCGTTAGTAAATTTGGCAAGGTTGCGGCTGGTTCTGTCGGTGTCTTAGATGTCTTAAATTCGGCAACTGATTTAATTGGCATGAAAAAGAAGAGTGCCGGTTCACACATTGGCGCTGCTACCGGTTCATTAGGTGGTACTGCAGTAGGTGCAGCAATCGGGACAGCTATTTTTCCTGGAATTGGCACAGCTGTTGGCGCTGGTTTGGGTGGCTTGGTTGGCGAAGGTGTTGGTCGTAAGTTTGGTAAAGCTATTCAAAAAGGACTTTCAGCACAAAAAATCCATACACCTAAATTATCTACTAAGTCTTCTTTCAAGAAACTTTCTGATGAAGCGACAAGCTATTATAAAAACCGTGAAGCTCAGGACAAGAAGAACTTACAATTACTTTATAAAAACGGGGACATTACTAAAAAAGAGTACGAAAAACGCCTACAAATTATTAAGGGTGAAGGATCTAAAGCCAACCGATTAACTCTGATGAGTCAAAAGGATCAGCAGGCAATTGCCAAATATTATGCGCAATCACGGCAACGATTAACCGAATCGTGGAATAAAAAGATTCTAAAAGCTGAGAATAAATACGGTAAAGGATCCGTTCAAGTTGAAAAAATGCAGAAGGAAAAGAAAGAAGCACTTGAGAAACAACATCTTAAATTTGCTACTCAAGTGACTGCTAAAGAAGCCAAACTGCATACAACCTTAGCTGGTCAGATTAAATTGTCTACTAACAAGATTGCAAAAGATTACAAAACTCTTACTGAAAAGGGTAAAAAGTATTCTAAAGAAAAAATGATTAAATTGGTGGCAAACGCTGATGAAGAACAAAAGTCTGTCAGCAAAAAAGCTAACGATGAATATCATAGTGTTTATAAAGCGGCTTGGAAGAAATATAAAAATACAGTTAAAGCAGCAGACGAAGAGTATAAGGGAAATAGTTCAGCTGCCAAAGCTCAACGCCAAAAGATTATTGAAGAAGCTCGTAAACAGAGAATTGGTGTAATTAATCACGCCGCTAAGCAAAAGAACGATTCAATCACTAAAGCCAAACAGCAGTCTGATAAGGTTTACGATTATGCACATAATCAAAATCGTAAAGTAACGGCTCAGGCTGTTTCTCAGTATGAGAATATTAAGAAAAACAATTCCAAAACTAAAGATAATTACAGTCTTTCTTGGCATGGAATTTGGAAGTCAGTTGGTAATTGGATTGGCAAATTAGTCAACGGGATGAATAAAAATGCCATTTCAGCCCAGAACAAAGTTTTTAAACAATACGGGGGTTCACAAACTTTAGATCCGATACCAACAGTAGCGTGGGCAACAGGTACCGGATTGTTGAAAAATGGTTTATTAACCCAACCGGTTTTGGCTAAGCTTAATGATGGTCACGATTCACCAGAAACACATAATAAAGAAATCATTGTCCACGCAGATGGGCAATTAGAACCAGTTGAAGGTAAAGATACTCACCGGTTCCTAGAAGCTGGTTCCGGCGTTTTAAATGCGACAGAGTCTAAGATGTTAATGGCTTTAAATGGCATGCAGCACTTTGCGTCAGGAACTGGTTTGTTTGGTGGTATCGGGAAATTCTTTAAAGGTATTTGGGGTTCTTTAAAGCAGAAGCTGTCGGCACTATCACATATTGCTAAGCATTCTGATGCAACTTTCAAACAAGTTTTTCAACCTAACTTTGGCGATATAAAGGGAACTGTTGGAGAGAACTTTGCCAATATGTTTGGCAAACGCGACAAGCAACAGGGTTCGGTTTGGTGGGATACGGCCTGGAATATGTTACATGGCATGGTTTCCGAAGGTGGCGGTCAGACTAATTCAGCATTTTTGAATGAAGCTAAGAAATTGGCAAATCGTGCCCATCACCGATATTCTGAAGGCTCTAATGTCCGCTTAGGACCGAATTATTATGATTGTTCTGGCTTAGTTTATGAGACTTTGAAGCACATGGGAATTACAGTTCCAGGTGGCTCGACTACTGTCCCTGAATACAACTTTTCTAAGCCTGTATCTTGGAAGAATGCTAAGACTGGTGATTTAGCATTCTTCGGTCGTGGAGGAAGTCAACACGTTGGTATTGTGGTCGATAATAGTGGTTCTGGGCATATGTTCAGTGCTGAAAATCCAAAGGACGGGATTAAATATTCTACCATCAAGGGCTTCGGTGATTTTGTTGGGATTCGAAGAGTGCCTGGGTTGATTGACAAAGTTAAAAAGTCAACTAAATCTCATAAACAAAGTTCTGGGTTACAAACACTAGTAAAATCTCAATTAAAGCATTCCGGGGTTTGGAGTTGGGTATCGAAAAATTTAAAACCATTATGGCAAAAATTGTTTGGTAGTTTAAGCAGCTTTGGATTAAGTGGCGATGTGGCAGCTAGAGCTAAAACCTTAGCTAAAGCATTGAAAAAGCTGGATCCACGCGCAACTAAAGCAGGAATTGCTGCAATTCTTGGTAATTGGGAATTTGAGTCAGGATTAAATCCTAACGCAAGAAATTCATCTGGTGGAGCTTCTGGGCTTGGGCAGTGGTTAGGTGGTAGACTGAATCATTTGAAATCATATGCTCATCGTCATGGTGAAAACTGGCGCAATGCAGCTACCCAATTAAAGTTTGCGTTAAGCGATGACAGTTCTGATTCTTCTGTATTTAAACGAATCCTTGAGGGTCATGGTTCGATTGCTTCGTTAGCCAGTCAATTTTCTGAAGATTGGGAACGTGGTGGCTATACGGGGCAACACGTTAACGGTGCGAAGAAAGTTGCTAATTATTTAGGATATGCGAATGGTGGCTTGGTTGATCAAGAACAGTTAATTAAAGTAGCCGAACGTAATAAACCGGAAACCATCATTCCATGGGATATTAATAAACGAGGACGAGCCTATGAATTGTTAGCCGATACTATGGCTCATTTTAAACAGACAGATCAGCATACCAACCAATCAAGCAATTCAGATGTTCAGGCTGTCAAAAGACTTGAAGCTAAGTTTGATACAATGATTAAACTTATGAGTCAATTGGTCGATGGCCAAAACAATCCGATTCCGGCAGTAGTGACTGACAAGCAAGTTGTCCAGGCAGTCAATAAACATAACAAACGGACAACTGCTAAGAATAATTGGGGAAGAGGTGTAACCTTTGGCTAATAACGATAATTATGATGTAAACACATTTGATTTTGCCTTTGATGAAGATGGGAACGGTGGTTTTAATTCAGAAGACGATTTGGGCATATTTCTAAATCATGTATCGAAACCGTTAGCCCCCAATATTACTGAGTCATTTCAAGACGTCCCTAAACGTTATGGTGGTGTGTACTTGGGAACAGACTATGGTGAAAAAGAATTTGACATTCCGATTACCTGTTTCTGTACCACCCGCGATGAATATAACGAACGAATTAAAACATTAACTAATGTTTTAGTCAATACCAGCAGTGATGCTGATACTGAATATCCGCTGAGGTTTAATGATGATCCAGATGTAACTTATTATGGACACTTTACAAGTATTCCAACACCGACATTTATTAATGAAGGTGTTCAGGACTTTCAAACCACGTTAGTCTTCATGCTGGCGGATCCACGCGGATTTTTACCACAAAAGGAAATAAAAATTACAGACAATGATCAGCAAATTATTCCTGAAGGAAATACGGAAGTTGATCCAATTATTCATATTATTCCGAAAACTGATCTTTATTATGTGGGTTATGAAACAAATGATGACTATGTAGCGGTTGGATATAACGTTGATGACGGTGATACGACTACGGATAGTGATGGCAACGTCACAGTCATGGGACAATCCCAAACTCAACAGGTTGACGATCCATGTAACTCATTAGCTACGTGGATTCAATGTAGTGAAAATACGCAAGCCTTTCCAATTTATAAGGGCGAGATAGATGGAAGCTCAGCGGCCACCGGTACTTCAATTATGGTGGCTAAAGATAAAGATGACCATTATGAATGGGGCACTCGTGGTAAACACAAGAACTTTTACGGCCCCGCAGTTATGCATAATGGCTTACCTAAGATAACTCCTTATTGGAAAGTTTCGGTGCGTTTGCATCATGTTAAACGAATGAAAAATGAGCGGGCAATGGGAAAGATTGAAGCTTATTTATTGGATAATAATGGTAATGTTTGTGGCCGGATGGGGATTGAAGATTACTCAATGGGCCGTTATCCACGGGCGTTTATTCAATTAGGCAATAATTTTGATAGTAGTAACTCTGATAGTTATTTGACATTGCTGTTTGATGAAGGTAATGGTCAGCAGAAACAAAATGAGGCTACCAAACATGTTAAAGTTGCCTACACCAAAACAGTCACCGTTAAGAAGACGACTAAAAAGAAGAAGTGATATAAATGAATCTACAATTCTTTGCGCGGAAGAAACGAAAAACTCGTAAGAAGACTAAGACTAAAAAGAAACGAGTTGTGAAATCTAAAAAGGGTGGCAAGAAGAGTAGTAGTAAAGGGGGCAAAAAAACATCAGCTCCCAAAGCTACAACAAAGAAGAAAAAGGAAAAAGAATATGTAACTGAAACCTCGTATATGAATAAGGATGCCTACTCGAATTTTTATGGTGAATTTATTCTTGAACGACAGAAAAAATCGGATAGTTCGGGGAATGTTTACGACAACTGGGTAGCAGAAATTAACCAGTGGGATCCTAAAACCGGTGAGCCATATAGTGTTAACAATACAAGTAAAACTCACATGCATAAGGAAAAGTTGGATAAATCCGGTAAGTTTGGTTTTGCTTTAGCCAACTTAGGCGTTTTCTTTGGTAAGCATGATATTAAAGAGGACTTAGTTAATCCAGTGGTGGCGTATAAGTCAGATTATGAAGCTTTAACCAATTATGAAGAATGGCGCAGTGATGGCTCTACTGATCCAGATGATACGCCACATATTATTGCCAAGGCTGGTCAAGAAATTATTATTGATACGGCCAACAATAAAGTTACTATTGATGGAAAACCGGCCGATAAATACGTTTCATGGTTATCGACCTTCCCTAAATTAACCGGTGGGGTTCCACAAACTCTACACTTTTTCCCGGATCCCAAAAATGCTGATGTAACAATTGAATATCGACCAGCAATTAAGTAGTCACGAAAGCGACTACTTTTTTCATACATACATTAAGGAGGCTAGAGATTTGTATATTATCCTGGATAAAAATTTAAAGCGAGTTGCTACGTTATCAACTAATTCAGACGCCAACCCGTTTTGGGGTGAAGTAGTTGAACGCCAAATTGCCGATGATAACAGTAACTCGGATGATGGCATTACTGGCGTTAGCACTTTTAATAGTACGGATCCGAATGCTAACTCCAAAAGTTGGAATGATACATTAACAGGACTAACCATGTTGCAAAGTGCCCCTGCGGCTCAATACTTAACGGTTGGTAATAGTGTCGCTGTGTATGATGATGTGCATAATCATTGGCGTATTTATCGAATTTATCAGGTTGATGAAACTATTGATGCCACTAGTGGGGCTCACTTAGTAACGGTTGATGCTATTAACCTAGCAATCTATAAATTAAATAAGACCATTCCACCCCAAAAAGAAATTAAAGATTGTAAATTAGATCAAGCCATGCAGTGGATTATGGCTGATACTGGTTGGGATTTACAAAATAATTGTTCTTCGGGCTTGTTTGCTGATATTAACTTTGATGGTACGGCTTCTAGTCAATCTGCCTTGCAGACGGTTCTATCAACTTACGATGCGGAAGCTGATGCTTATTGCCATATTGACACTAATGGTATTGTGACTGACCTGATTTTAGAATTAGCTGATCAATTGGGAGAAGATGAAGGTAAGTCAATTACCTATGGGCAAAACATGTTGTCTGTCCAACGAGAAACAGTTGATACTAATTTAGTAACCAAGCTTTACATTGTGGGCGCAAATAATGCTTCAATTGCCTCGGTTAACAACGGCAAGAATTATATTACTGACGTTTCAGCAAATTCTCTTTATAACACTGATCAGAACACCTGGCTGGAAGGAACGATTACTAGTGACACTATTACTGAACCTAAAGCATTACTTGATTGGGGATTGCGGGAATTAAGATTGTACAATCATCCACGAATCAACTACGCTGTGGAGGTTACTCAAGATTTTCAAGCTAACTTGGGCGATACTATTAAGGTGATTGATTTATCCATGAACCCAATTTTGACAACGGAAGCGCGAGTCATTCAGCAAACCACTTCAGAGAGTGATCCAAGTCAAAATAAAGTCGTCTTGGGAGAGTTTAGCACAGTTAAAGTAATTACGCCGGCGTTTATCCGTAATATGGAACAGCGTTGGAATGACCATGTTAAAAAATTATTTGAAGAAGCCCGAGAAAATGCCAATGCGGCCACAGTCAGCTTGATTACGCCATTAGGTTCAACTTGGTATAACACGGATACTTCCAAACGGGTGATTGCGAGATTGTTTATTGAAGGTGAAAACGTGACTTCTTATCTGTCACCACAAGCGTTTAATTGGCAAAAAATTAATATGGACGGTACCCGTGATATTGGGTGGGAAGCTGACCATGCAAAAGATGGTTATCAGGTTACTATTGAACCACCATTTGTAGGTACTTTACTTGTAACAATTGATGATGCTTACGTCAAAGATCAAGCTGAAATGTGGATTGATACCAGTAATTCAGTTGATGGATCTTGGCAGAAGCTTTGGGAAACTAAGGACGCTGCCAATAAAGATTTTAATGGTGATCAGCATATTGGGGCCTTACAATTTTCATATTTATTGAGTGATGGTTCGGTGTTGTCTAGTTATCACTATTCTAAAGACAAAAACCATTCAGATTGTGAATTTATTAAATGGAACGCTGATGGAACATTACAAAGCATGATGTTTGTAACTGGAGGTGGCCATTGCGGATCGTTTGGCTATGATGAAGGTTCCAACACAATTTATACAGAAATAAAAGATCCAATTGATGGGAAATATTATTTGGTAACAATGGCATATCAAGCCAATACAAGTGCTAGTAATATAACCAAGTGGTGCCAAGTAAAACAATATTTTCGAGTTAACGTTGATTTGAAGAACAATCTGTGGCTAGGAAGTACGACAAGTGGGAAAGTATATGTTTGTCAAATTAGCGATTTACAAGCTGGAAACTTTACTCCTATTATTGAATTTAATCTGCAAGACTTTGGCTGGAAACCATTACCAGCTGGAACCATTAATAATGGCACTTATAATACTCTTCAAGCGAATGGGATTAGTTATCCATTTGCTTTTTTTACGGCGGGTGATGCTAACAATGCTGATGACAAACATGTTATGTGTATTAACTTAATTACACAGTCAATGGTATTTGATTATGTGGTGGAACCAATGCAGGATATTAAGTTAACAGTGCCGTTGGAAAATGGCGGTCATTTGGAGCCGGAGGGCATATATGAAGATGTTAATAATTCTAGGTTAATTGTTGGCTTTAACGTTTCTGAATATAGGGATGCTGCACATACTGTCTCTATTGCTCATAGTGCCCTATATACAGCTCCACTTGGAATCCGTGATGATTCTAAAGATTTAGTTGTTGAATATCCTGAACAAGATGAAGGCGAGAATGATGAGACTGAACAACCAGTAATTACCGGAAATGATAATGCTGATGATTCAGATGATAGTTCTGATAGTGATGAAGATGGGGATGAATCAACTGGTGAAGGAACCAAAATTGAGGATGGTGATAGCAATTGATTATTGCAACGGGAACATTGAATATTGATGAAAATGCTAAGCTTGCTCAACAAGCCTCTGACGATGCAAAAAATGCTGCAAATTCTGCGGCTGATGAAGCGGGTAAAGTAAAAACTTCGCTCGATGGAAAAATTACCGTTTCATCGCAAGAACCTTTTGATGATGGTAAAAGTCATGATGAAGGTGATATTTGGTATGTTCAAGACAGTAACCATATGACTAGTGAAATGTATACCTACGATGGTTCGGACTGGGTTAAGACTAAAATGTCTCAAACTGTCCTATCGGTTGGACAGCTTTCAGCATTAACTGCTGATTTGGGAACTATTGAAGCCGGATATTTGAATTCGGTAGAAATTGATTCATCAATCATTAAAGCTGCCAAGATTGATGCAACTTCAACAATTACAGGAGCTTCAATCGAAGAGAATAGTAGTAATGGAAAGATTACATTAGACCAAGGTGGATTCTGCGCCATTAGTAATGGGAGTTATCTTCAATTCGTATCTGGAAATAGTAATGGGTACACTAAAATCCGTGGTGGCTTGGATGTTGATTCAATTAATGTTGGGGCTTCAGTTATTGAAGGACAAACTTTTCAAGCATATGGCGGCAACAATACTCATATTGGTAGTGCAAATGCATGGACGTATTTAGCGGAAGGAATTAAATGTGGTCCTGGAGGTTATATTTCATCAGTTTCAGGAACTGATATTTATTTCCACAATGAGGCTGGTACGACAATTGATCTTCATGCTGGTGATGTCATTTCACATGGAACTAATTTACTTGATGAAATTAATAAGATTGAAAAGAAATTGAAGATGTAAGGTGATCTGATGAATGATATTAACGCACAAGATTTAATTAACCAATTAGTTAATGAGTACAGTCAAGATATGGCAGCAAAAAATCAACAAATTGCGTTATTAAAAATTGAAAATAATCAGCTTAGAAAGAAGGCGAAAACTAATGAGTAAGGAGCTCGCATTCACGGATGATAATGATGTGGTTAAATATTTAGATACAACCACTGCTTTTAATCTGGCACTCACGGCCGACGGGGTAGCCTTTGATTTAACTAATGCTAAGTCAATTTTGGTAAAAATAGCTAACGATGATGGCTATATCATGCAACAAACTATTGATTTAACCACTGTAACTAGTCCGCTTGGTGGAACACTAAGCTTTCCAATTAATCAGGATATTATGAACACATTGGTTCCGGATGATTATGATATTGAAGTTTGGGTTACTATGAATGATGGTACGCAGGCTATCTTTCCAAGCGATGGAACGTTAGGATTTTCAATTGAAGAGAACCTCATGAGTGATACTGGTGAAGTGATCCCAGTTATTACTTTAAATGATTTTAAGCAACAATTTGATGATCTAAGTAGCCAAATGGAGAATGCAGTTCATAATGTTCAAAAGGGTGATAAAGGTGACAAAGGTGATACTGGTACTGGTCTTGAAATCAAAGACAAAGTTTCATCAGTTTCGAATTTACCCTCAACAGCAAATGAAGGTGATGGCTATTTAGTTGGTGAAGAATTATATGTTTGGGTGAACGGTGCTTGGAAAGATTGCGGACCATTACAAGGACCTAAAGGTGATCAAGGTATTCAAGGAAATACTGGCACAGGTGTTTCTTCAACTACAATTCAATATCAAATTTCAAATAGTGCAACTACTGCTCCAACAGGAACTTGGTCAAATAACATCGTTGCTACAACGACTACAAATCCCTATTTGTGGATGAAAGCTACTTTAAACTACACTGATGACACAACAAAAGACTTTTACCTTGTTTCACAAAAGGGTGATAAAGGTGATACTGGTGCAACGGGTGCTACTGGACCAATTGGTCCACAAGGTCCTGTTGGTGCTGGATTAGTTGTTAAAGGTACAGTCAATGATGCTTCACAACTTCCAACGACTGGAAATCAAGAAGGTTATTGTTATTTTGTTGGTACTGATTTATATGTTTGGGATGCCGGAACATGGAAAAATTGTGGAAGTGTAAGTCCAGATTTAAGTAAGTACGTTACTGTTACTGATTTAAACAATGGATTGAGTACTAAAGTTACTGATAACAAAGATGGAACTGAACAACTTAATGGGGTTAAGGTACAGCCATTCAATAAGTTATCAGATACTATTGGTGGACGTAACCTGTTAATTAATACAGCTCAATTAAATGATTGGAAAGTTTGTCTTGATGAAACATCCAATATATCTGACACTTATTTGGGATTAAACATTTATCAAACAAATGCTCATTATGGTGGAGAAAGAATATTTTGGTCTTATCTAGCTCCAAAGCTTAAAGCTAACACAAACTATGTCATGAGTGAGTATGTAAGAAATACTTCTCCTACAACCTCTGCTAACATTGGTATGTTTGAAAATGATGCAAATACGGGAAATCCTTCAGGAATTGTATACAATAAGTATGGATTTTCTAAAACATTACCGCCTAATTCTGGATGGACAAGAATTTCTGTGATTATTAATATTGCTTCATTCCCAACTAATACTATTGGTAAATTAAGGTTTGAAAATTGTACTAATTTAACTGATGGATATGTGCAATTTGCAGGGCTTAAATTTGAACAAGGTTCGGTAGCTACCGATTGGACGCCAGCGCCAGAAGATAAGGTTAACGTTTCAGATATGCGTAAACCAGCCAACGATGTAGCCGGAATTGAAGAGGTTAACGCCAAACAAGATAAGCTAACTATCACACCTGCTGACGATTCCAAAGTCGCTCACCTATCTGGTGCTAACAACTTTGATACCGTTCCAACGGTCAAAAATAATCCGTTACTACTAGCAAGTAGTTTTCCGTCTGACCTAGCACGAACGGGTTCAGATCAAGAGTTTACGGGTAAGAACACCTTTGATACTGCGCCAATTGACAAGACAACTGGTCATCCGTACATTACTAAAGACAGTGTACCAGCAGTTCCTGATACTTTGGCGGACACCACTAAGGATGCCAATTTTACAGGAAAACTTCAAAAGTCTGGAATTGACGCGGCAACTACAACTGATGTAAACAATACAATTAATACAGCTGTAAGTCCATTAAATACTAATACAAATTGGACAAGCTTAAATGTTGATAGTAGTCAAACTGAAAATAGCGACTGGGAACCAAGTACAACCAATTTACAATATCGTATATATAATAGTACGCTTTATCTTACAGGGCAGTATATTATGTTAGGCAATGGCGGAAATAGCTCTCATAATAGTACAACATTATTTCAACTTTCCTCTGATATTACTTCCAAAATTAGTTTTCCAAGCACAAATAAGTTTCCAATTGGTATTCTACAAGCATTAGCACAACAAGCATCAATGTTTATGATCAGTTTAACAAGCGATGGGAAAATTACTTGTGTTACTAATCCATATGATTTAAATGTCACATACGGGGCATCAATGGCGGGTGGCTTTATTAATGCAGCGATTCCGCTAAATTTATAAAGGAAACTGTAAACAGCGTTTATATATTACGTTTTAGCCAGTAAGTTCCACAACTAATATCGATAGAAAGGAGCTTGAACCTTTGTGAAAAAATGCTATAATATTTTTTGTGGATAGTAGCGCCCCCAAAAGCTACTATCCATACTTTAAAGAATATATTCCCCTCAGAATATATCTTCCGAGTTGTGTTCATATTTCTTATTCATATACCCCCATATATGAATTGGCACCTGTCTGTTGGATAGGTGCTTTTATTTATGAAAAGTATTATAATAAAATTAGAGGGCTACAAATTTGACCTTTTGCCCTTATACTTTTACTAACTTTATTTACATTTAAGAGCACTTATCTAATTTTTGATAAGTGCTCTTATTTTACCCAAAAAATCAGGAGGCTTTTTTATGTTTACTTATATTTTAGATGTTTTTAATTCTTTGAAGGCAACCGGATTGGTTGCTTTTTTAATTGCAGTTATTCCAGCAACCTATAAATTGGTTAAACCACTGATTGAAGCTAAAATTAAAACTGAAAAGAATACTCATATTAAGCAAGGAATGGAATTAGGCTTGAAATTAGCGAACGCTTTTGTACCTGTGGTGGCAAGTATGCCAGCTTTAAGTAATTCTGATCGTAAAAAAGTGGTCAATCAATTTGTTGATTCTGGCTTAAAGGAGTCCGGCTTTAATTTTAAAGCAGAAACAATTGAAGGATTAGCAGAACAAGCTTACCAGTATTATAAACACACTCTAAAGGGAGATAATCACAAAGCACCTGTTACTCCGGCGCCTACAAATGACGTTACACCCGACGTTCCAGTCGATGACGATCCGGAAGTATTTAACGAACCCCAATCATCTGAACAAAAGTAGGAAGTGACGAAAATGACAAAAAAGGTTGCTGATTTATCTGTTTACCAAGGCAGTTCTGAGACCTACATGAAATCTCTAAAAAGTCACGGAATTGATGCCACGGTGGTTAAATTGACGGAAGGCACTGGATACATTAACCCTAAAGCTAGAGAGCAAGTGGCTAACGGATTCAAAGTATTTGGTAGTGTTAGTGTTTATCATTTCTTTCATGGTCATGGTTCATCAGAAGCTAAGTATTTCTTAGCTTGGGTAAAAAGCTTTGGGTTGGATAAATCCACAGTCTTGGCCCTAGATGTGGAAGCACAAGACCTTCCTTGGAAGACCACAGCCGAAGTAGATGTCTTTTTAAAGGAGTTAAAAGCCAACGGTTTTACCAACGTTATTACTTATGGATCCGGTTCATGGTTTGCTGAAAAGCGAATTGATCGAGCTGAACTTATTGATAAACATATTTGGGTAGCAGCGTATGGCGTTAGTCAACCGGGAATTGATAATGTGAATGCTTGGCAATATACTGATAACTATGATGGATTAAAGGTTGACGCTAGTTTAGATTTTGATGGTTCACTGTCCGGAAGTGGGGTAGTTATTAAACCTGCTAAACCGGAATATTATCAGACTCCAGGCCTATACGAAGCAACACAAAGCGTAATTCACCAATTTAACGACGTTCAATTCAAATCTAAACGTCATACACGTCTGATTAAAGGGAGCCGATTTTACGCTACACCAATTAAATATGGTGAGATTTATCGACTTTCTACGCCAACTGGGTACTATACAGCTAATAAGGACAAGGTTAAGTTTATCTTTGCGGTAAAGGCTGGTGGTAAATAATGACGGCAGTTCCTGACGAAATTAACATGACTGAGATGTTAATTGGAATTAAAGAAGATATTTCTTCTATTAAGCAACAGCTAAGCGACCAAGCGGATTTAAATGAAAAAGCGGATAAAGCTTTGGCCAAGTCCATTGAAAATGAACATCGAATTGATAATTTAACTCACATAAACTATGCATTAATTTCTTTAGTGGCAACGGGAATTATTGTACCGTTGATTATTTATTTAATTGAGAGATTTATGTGA